ATAACAGGTACGGCTAATGCTCTACCTTGGAGTTAATTATTAGTAATTTAAGTTTAATATATTTATTAGAAATGAATGGAGGTCATAATGACAAAAACCGAATTAAAGACTACAATTGAAAGAATAGTCGAAAAGAAAGTTAAACTCGAAGTTAAAAAACAACTGAGCGAAATACTTATTAAGGAGAGTGCTCACTCACCAAAAATCGCTAAACCAAAAGTTAAAAAACAAGTTGTTCAACAAAAAGAAATGAAACACTATACAAGTAATGAATCTTTAAATAAAATTTTAAACGAGACTGCTAATGGTGATTGGAAAACTCTTGGTGGTGAAGGAAAAGTTTTTGATACTAATAATATGGCTGATATGTTAGGATATGGTGATATGGGAAGAGGTAGTACAAAGGAACAAAAACTTAACATTAATGCAGCAAAAACATTAAGTGATGCTAACGTTTCTACTGAACAAGTACCAGACCACGTAATGAAAGCTTTAACTCGTGATTATAGTGACTTGATGAAACATGACAAAATGAAAGGAAAGTAATAAATGGGTGTAATCTCTACAGATTTAAATCCTAATGCTTTTGTAGGTCTGAGTTTACCATTTAAGATAAGTAATAATGGAGACTTTCAGAAAACAAAAACTTTGATAGAACAAACACGTTCTAATATAAAGAATCTTTTGTTGACCGCAAAAGGAGAGAGACCCATGCATCCAACCTTTGGTAGTAACTTAAGGTCAGTTTTGTTCGAACCATTTACTGGTGATATATCAGATAAAGTTGAAGGAGCCATAGTAGAAGCAATTGAAGAGTGGTTACCACACGTCAGTTTAGATGACATGAAAATAAATCAAAAACCAACTTCACCTAATCAAGTTGATGTGGAGTTAAAATTTAGTTTATCATATGACCCATCAAATACAGAAGAAATAGTTCTGTATAATTTAGCGGCAAATAGTGATATAGCAGAGGGTTTTGAGGGAACAGGAGACATTTAATGGGATACGCTACAGATTACACCGTTGATAGTAAAGTCGTAAAACGTGATGTAAAATACACGAACAAAGATTTTGCTTCTATCAGAAGTGGTCTAATCGAATTTGCAAAACAATATTTTCCAAATACATATAATGACTTTAATGAAGCATCACCAGGTATGATGTTAATTGAAATGATGTCATATGTTGGTGACAATTTATCTTACTACATAGATACACAATTTAAAGAAACTTTATTTGCATATGCAGAAGAAAAGAAATCTGTTGTCACTATGGCACAATCACTTGGATACAAACCATCTATAATTTCACCATCAGAGGGACTTGTTGATGTATTTCAAACTGTTCCATCTACTGGTGTTGGTGATAGTGTTAGACCTGATTTAACTTATGGATTGACTATACCAAGTGGTATGGAAATAATTAATCAAAACACAAGTGTAAAATTTAGAACACTTGAAGATGTAAACTTTAAATACTCAGGTTCAAATGACCCATTAAAAGTTTCTATATACGAACAGGATTCGGATGGTGTACCATCAAAGTACTTATTAAAAAAACAAGTAAAAATAAAATCAGGTGAAATCAGAACGGAAACTTTTACTTTTGCAGCTGCTAAAAAATATAATAGTCTTGTTTTATCTAATCCAAACGTGACCGAAGTTATTTCTGTATCTGATAGTGATGGTAAGACTTGGACTGAAGTTGACTTTTTAGCACAAGATACGGTGTTTACAGAAGTAGAAACTAATGCATCAAACGATCCTGATTTAGCTGGGTTCTCTGATGACACACCTTATTTATTAAGACTTAGAAAAACTGCACATAGATTTACTACATTTATCAGAGACGATAATAAAACAGAATTAAGATTTGGTGCTGGTGTATCTGATAATGAAGATGAAGAAATTATTCCTAACCCAAATATGGTTGGTTCTAATTTACCACAACACCCATCTGCTTATGATAGGTCTTATGACCCATCAAATTTTTTAACAACAAAGGCATATGGACTTGCACCATCTAACACAACCTTAACTGTAAAGTATGCTATAGGTGGTGGAGTTGACCACAACTCTGCCAAAGGTGATATAAATCAGATTAGTGATATTTCATATAGTATTGATACAGATAATCTTTCAAGTGATTTAGTTGATGAAGCAAAAGCTTCAGTTGCTGTAACAAATCCGATACCAACAACTGGTGGTAGTTCTGGTGAAACAATCAGAGAAATAAGAGAAAATGCTTTAGCATTTTTTAAGGCACAAGGACGTGCTGTAACTAAGGAAGATTATATTGTAAGAGTATATTCTTTACCAGCTAAGTTTGGTAAAATTGCAAAAGCTTATATTGTACAAGACGAACAACTTAACCAATCATTACAGAATGTAATTTATCAAACATCGGATGAAGATTCTACAATTACACCAGACCAACTTGAACAAATTCAAGCACAAATGAATAATCAAGATAACAGAATACCTAATCCATTAGCATTAAATTTATATGTATTGGGTTATGATTCGGCTGGTAGATTGACTCAATTAAATGCAGCTACGAAAGAAAACTTAAGAGTTTATTTAAGTAGGTATAGAGTATTAACTGATGCAATAAACATAAAAAATGCATACATCATTAATATCGGATTGAAGATTAATATAATTACTCTTGCTGGATATAATAAAGAAGAAGTCATACTTAAAGTAATTAATAATGTAAAAGAATTTTGGAAACAAGATAAGTGGCAAATCAACCAACCAATTGTTGTACAAGAAATATCTAATGTTGTTGCACAGACAGAGGGAGTTGCAGCTGTAATACCACCTCAAGAACATCAACACGTTGACAATCCACATGGATTACCATTAGTTGTTTTCAATAGATACAAAACAGATTTAGGTTACTCAGGTAACATTTATGACATTGGGTCGGCTACGAAGAATGGAGTTATATATCCATCCTTAGACCCATCAATGTTTGAACTTAAATTTCCAAACACAGACATAGAAGTTCGTGTGGTTGGTAATAGTGGTGGGAGTATATACTAATGTATTTATTTGAATATGCAGAAAAAGACACGGTTGTATATGAGGGTTCCGCTACATCAAGTAGGAACGTTGGATTTGACCCAATACTTGAAGTAAGAAAGGATATGTCTGATGGTGGTGGGACAAAAAATATATCACGTATACTTATAAAATTTGATTTAGGTGAAATATCATCATCCGTTGTAGATGGTGTTATACCAAGTGATGCAAAATATTATTTAAATTTATATGATGCTGGTAGTAGAGAGTTAAGAAGAGATGATACCATATTTGCTTTCCCAATAAGTGCTTCATGGTCATCAAGTGTTTCAACTTGGGATGAGGGTGATGGTAGGTTTGATGATAATCCAGAATCAACTCAAGGGTGTAGTTGGAAGTATGTTGATGGTGATTTAGCTCGTCAACAAAATAAATGGGTTAGTGGTTCGAGTGTAGAAGGCCCGAGATGGTATAGTGGTTCAGCTGAACAATATTCTCTTGAGTCAACCGCTTCTATCGGTAAACATTCAGATACTCATGATGTTAGATTTGACGTAAGTGGTATTGTTAAGAATTGGATATATAGTGGTTCTACGTATGAGAATCATGGTTTCATAGTAATGAGGGATGGTAACTTTGGAGCTACAGATACAGGTAGTGCAGAAAAAGATGGTATCGATAGAGGACATTTAAAGTTTTTCTCTACCGAAACAAATACTATTTTTCCACCAAGACTTGAAGTTGAATATGATGATTCTTCTTTTAGTACAGGTTCGTTACTACCACTAACAGGTTCTGGTCTTGAGGATGCAGTAATTTACACTAAGAACCTCAGAGAAACATACATGGAAAAAAGTACACCTAAGATTAGAATAGGTGCTAGAGAAAGATTTGCTGAAAGAGCTGTATCTACTCAGAGTCCATATAGTACTGTAAAATATTTACCAAGTGGAAGTAGAGATTTAAAAGATGGTGCTTATTATTCTATAAAAGATGCAGATTCTGATTTTACTTTAGTTCCATTTTCAACTGGTTCAATAATCAGTTGTGATAGTGATGGTAACTATTTTAAAGTTGACATGAACTCATTTCAAGTGGATAGAGTTTATAAATTTATTTTTAAAGTAATAAGTGGAAGTGGTACTTCGGAGGGATTTACCAATCTTTATGATGACAACTATACGTTTAGGGTAACAAAATAATGCCATACACATTAGAACAATTACAACAAAACGATTATTATCAAAAATTAAAAGATGCTGATAGACAAGAACTTTTAAATAAGTTTGAAGTAGAAAGTCAGAGATACGCTATATCTGGTTCACATGCAGAATCAGTATTGATAAGAAACGAGAATGATACCATAATATCGTTCGAGGATCCTGATAACGTTGGTAACGACATACAAGAAGCTATCGGTGGTAATTACATAATACCTCAGTCATACTTTCCAAGATTTGTTAGTGATATAGAACAAATAAAAACGGTAATTGATACAACAATAAGGTCACTATAATGGCAGAAACCTACTCACCTCCTGGTGGACAAGGGCCACCAACACAAGGTCAAACAACTGAAGGTCAATCAAACGCACCTCAGAATGCAGATGCTTCTGCAGATATAATAATAGAAGAGGGTAGTTTAGGATTTAGAACGAGAGCTAGATATATTGCTGGTGAGGCGTATACATCAGGACTTAGTGCACAAGATTATCAAAAATTAAACAGAGGTAGAAAGATATCTGGTGTTCTACCATATGAAAGACCATCTTTTGGTACGAGTCCAAATGACGTTGTTTATTATTTTATAAAAGATTTAGATGGTAACTTCTTAAAATCTGGTAAAGTAAATTATACATTTATTGATGAGAGTAATAATATAAAAGTAAAACCAGGTACAGATTTAAGAAACGCAAAATTTACCGATGGTACATATAAAATTGAATATAGGTTTTTTAGAAAAGTAGCTGGTAGTGGTCAGACAATTTTAATTAGAAAAGAACCAGAGGTCGCAGTAAACTCAATATATAGTGGTCAATATGGTCTTGACCAATTTGGTAATCCAAGAACCATGACTGAGAGTGGGCCTGATAATGGTGATTTACTTGAGTTTGAAAATGATTCATATTTTATTCATGACATATCTTCTGATAGAACTGAACTTAGAATAGCTGCTAAACCAAATATTAATGATGAGAATTATAAAAAAGTTTTTAGAGATTCACAATATGAGTTTTCTACGTTTGTAGATACAAGTGAGAATGCACATATTGATTTTGCAGCAGAACAACCAAATAATGAATCGTTAACTTCTTTATTTAGAATAAGAAACGGAACACAACCTTTAACTGAAAATATGGTTGGTGCAACATTAAAACTTAAAAATGCATATGTTAAAGAAATAAAAGTTTCAAATATCAACACACCATCATATGAATTTGGTGGGTCTTATGGACAAGACATGGGTATGGAAGTAGAACCAACCGATGATGTTCTCGACACCCAAGTATATGCACCACCAACGAATTGGAACGCATCATTACACACAGACCACGTTGCTTTAAAGAATTGGAACGTTGTCACTACCTCACCTGCTCAAAATAATACTCAACAAGGTTACCATGCAAAATTTGTTAGAGAAGGCAGAAATGGCGGAATATGTGCAAAATTTATAGACCAAAATAATCAGTTTATAGGTAACCAAAGAATGCAACAAATTAGAAAAATAAATAGTACCCAAGATTCACCAGCTTCTATGGGACTAAGACATGGAGATACAATACGTATAGGATATTATATTAAGTCAACTGTATTGGGGAAAGGTCTTGTATTTGATTTAATGCATGGTAAAAATGAACCTGTTACTGAACCAATACCAACTTCACCTCCAGAGGCACCATAATGTCTAAGATTAGTAAAGCAATAAAATGGGGTGGTGATGACGAAACTTTTAAAATAAAGATGGCTGTTTTCAATGATGATAATGAAGGTGGTGAAGGCGGAGGCTCTGGTGGAAGTGGTGGAAGTGGTGGTTCAGGAGGCTCTCAATCAAGCGATCCAGGTGGAGAGGGTGGAAATCCAGGTAATAACAATAGTGGAGGCGGAGAAGGGTCAGACGATGAATTCTCACCACCACAATTAACAAATATATTAGTAGAACCTCTCTCAGGAGATTCATTACAAGTAGGAGCTAGTGTCAGAATAATACCAATTTTTGACCAACCCGTTGATGATATTGGAACAATGCTTTTTACAAGAACAGGTGGTGGAGATGGTATAGGTGGAATGAATGGAAGCCTTTCTGGCCCTTTAGAATGGAATGTAAATGATACCTACAGACAAAGTCATCAACAAATAACAGGTACTCTTAATAATCTTGGAACCAAAACTTTTACAATAAATATTACATTTGAATCTGATGAATTTGTTGATGGTAACTTTAGTACCTCGTTTGCAAAAACAATAACAATCATTGATGGTACTATTGGATTATTAAGTCCTGAAGGGCAGTGGATTTGGAATGGTGAAGAATGGGTTCCTAATGTAGATGGTGGTTATGGAACTTCTGTATTTACTTCAGCTGGTGGTACAAATACTGATTACTTAACTGATGGTAGAGCACAATCAACTGAAATAGATACGTGGGAATATAGAACACATGATGTGTTAGTTGCAGACGATTGGAATTTATCACAACAAATAGAATTAAGAATACGAAATGATTATTCCGATGGTAACGAGGGAATTGTATGGGTAGATGATATTGATATGTCAGTTATATATGCTGGTGAATCAGATGAACCAACAGAAATTCCTATCTATGGTGATATACAAGGAACTATTGCTGAGATAATTGACCCTACTGGTGACCAACCAATGATTCGTACTATGGAAAATTATCAACAAATGGTTAGGATGGCACAAGGTGAAGAGGGATTTGAGGTTCCACAAATCGGTGAGGGTTCAAGTTTTTATCCATTTTTTAATTACGAAATAGAATATAAAACTTCAGATAGATTTGACTTTTCAAGAAAAGCAATTACATCTACTGGTGAAATTTTACACCTTACAAACTATCTACCAGAATCTAAGATATTTGCATCATCACCAAATGCGATGATAGCAAAAGTTTATGGTAATATACCAAATAATGTACAAAAAAATGATGATGTATTTCTCGTAAAAGAAATGGTTTCTCCTGTAGTAGAAACTGTAAAATTAATTCCGTTTGTAGACGAGGATATATCAGAGTCGGTTTTAATTACACCGAACATGATGAAAGTTGAGAGTCCTATAGAACCTAAGACTACTCAATTTAAAACTCATGATGACATAACAACTACAGATGCAACTTTAAAACGTAAAATAGAAAGTAGAATATTAAGTGCAAGTTTGTATGATTCTGTTGATTTAAATATTGATTTTTCTAATTATGAGAACTTTGTTACATATGGTTCTATGAGACAAAGGGTTGATAACTTCCATAGAAAGTTACAGACCATAGAAGGGCATACTTTAAAAAGTGCATCATTTGCATCAACGTCATCTACTTCTGATTTAGCAGGAGAGGCAAGTAGATATCAAAATCTACTATATGAAGTACAAGATTCTTTTACACCATATGAGTATTATGTTTATAACGTTTCTTCTTCTGAAGAGTCAAGTTCTCTTGGAAAATTTTATTCAAATGCTGCACCAAAGAGTGGTTCTGGTACATATCATAATCCGTTTGTACCTGTAAGTTCATCTTTGACAGAGTACACTAATTGGTTATCAGACCAACAGACAAGTGCTTCTGATTATGATGCACTGAATACTGATAGACTTGTAAACCTATTACCCGAACACATAAGAGACGATGCATCAAATCAATATGCTATAGATTTTCTTGATATGGTTGGTGAGTACTTTGATTATCTTAAGGCCTATGTTGACCATGCAGTAGATATACATGATAGACGTGATGATATAACAAAGGGATTGTCAAAAGATTTAACAACGTTTGTTGGTAACTCATTTGGTTTACAACTCAAAGAGGGAAAAGATTTAGTAAGTTTACCAAGATATCTTTTTGGTATACAACAGACAGGTTCAGAAACACCGACTACATATTCTACATCACCCGAACAAGATATATCAAAAGAAATACATAAACGTTTATTATCTAACTTACCTTACTACTATAAATCAAAAGGTACTAAGAGAGCTTTAGAAGGATTAATTAATGCGTATGGTATACCAAGTTCTATACTAAGAATAAGAGAATATGGTGGGCCTGATTTACCAGGTAAACAGATAACTGCTGAAATTAAACGTAAGTTTGCAAGAGCATTAAATTTTGATGGTGGACAAAAAGTAGAAACTTTATGGAGAGACGATACCTCTACTTCGAGAAAACCTGATACGGTTGAAATTAGATTTAGAGCAAAACAAAGTGGTTCTGCAGATTCTACTGAATTTGTCAGTCAGTCTTTAGTTGAAGCTGGTGAGAAGTGGGGTATAACATTATTTGAGGGATTGGGTACTACACCACAAGGTAGATTAGGATTTAGAATATCTGGTAGTGATGGTTTTCTTGAGGCCTCATCAAGTTTATTAAATTTTCTTGATGGAGACTTTTGGTCTGTAATGTTATCACGTGAGAGTGCAAGTGACTCTAATGACATTGACCAAACATTTAAGTTAACAACCAAACAATATAACTCAGGAAAGAGTGACATATTATATAGTGATACCGCAACATTATTTGTCTGTGGTTCAAGTGGAAATGCTGCATCTGCTTCTTACCTAACATCATGGGAGTCTGATGAGAACTTATACTTAGGTGGTTCTTCTGATAAATTTGGTGCACAATTTACTGGTTCATTAATGGAATTCAGAATGTGGAACCAACCACTAACTGAATCTGCATTTGATAATCATGTAAAGTCACCACAATCAATAAATGGAAACCATGCTTCAGCTTCGTTTACAGATTTAGCACTGAGGTTTACACTTGACGAAAGTATAAATCATGGAACGGGTTCTAAGTTTATCAAGAATGTTGCAAGAGGAAATTACACACCTACAGTTCCATATACAGGTAGTGCAAAAGATTTTACAGATAAAAATTCTTATGGTGGTGTAAATGATGAGATAAAAACATTTGTACCTAACATTGGTGCGTCAAGATACTCAACAACAAAGGTAAGAGTTGAAAACAATGAACTACTTGAGGGTAGGAATTTAAGTTACAATAATAGAGCTGAAATATCTGCTTTTGATTTTGCACCTGTTGAGTCTAACAAAATTGGAATTTATTTTTCACCATCCGATGTAATAAATGAAGATATTATAGAGAGTGTTGCTGACTTAGATTTTAATCAGTACTTAGGTGACCCACGTGATGTACAGAGTGAAACATATAGAGGATTGTCTACTATAAGGGACTCATACTTTCAAAAGTATAATAGTCCAAATGATATATGGGACTACATAAGATTATTAAAATTCTACGACTTAAGTCTATTTGATATGGCAAGACAAATGGTTCCTGCACGTGCAAATGCTACATTGGGATTACTGATTGAACCAAATATATTAGAACGTTCTAAAGAAATAGTAACTAAGATACCTGAGATAGAACACATACACTTAGAAGACAGAATAAATGTTTGGGGACAAAACGACCTTGATAATCCGTCTGTGGTTAGTATGTCAGCTGAAGAGTCCTACTTTGAGGGTTCAGGTTCTTATGAAGAGATACAAGGTAGATTTGCAAGACCATCATTATATAAATTATCAGGTTCTTCTGATGCAAGGAATGCAGATTATTTTAAATTCTCATATAATGAAAATTCAGCTTCGGTAAGTACTGGTGTATTAAAAATATTTGAAGAGGCTGTACAACCTTTCATAACAGCTTCAAGACCACATGAACATAATATGAAAAGAGAATTCTTTTATAGTGGTTCTTTAAACGACCAAAGTGCATCGATGAACATATATTATTCATCTTCATTGGTATTTACGGATGTATCAAATCCTGCACTTAGTATAAATGAAAGAAATTTATTTTTTGATGGATGTAAACAAACAAAGAAAACGACTACTGATGGTCTGTCACCTATAGAAATAACATTAACTTCACCAACAGTTCTTGTTACAAAGGAACCAGCAGAGTCAAAATTAAAAGTTAAATAATGAAAAAACTACGTAACATATATTTATTGATGAACAAAAATGTTACAATCAATTTAATTCTTAGGAGTATATAAAATGGGATTTCTTGACAACACCACGACAACAGTCGATGCAATACTCACCAAAAAAGGTCGTGAGTTACTAGCTCGTGGTCAAAACGAATTTAACATCACCAAATACGCTTTGGCTGATGATGAGGTTGACTACAATCTATGGGATACAAGTCATCCTAACGGAACTAATTTCTACGGAGCAGTAATAGAGAACATGCCGTTATTAGAGGCAACACCTGATGAAAATCAGATTATGAGATATAAACTTGTTACTCTACCAAAAAATACTGCTAAATTACCTATAATGGAATTACCATCGTCCAATCTTACATTTAACGGGCCTGGTATTTCACAAACAATTACACCGAACACCAGAAATGGAAGTGATGCAACTCTCGGATATACATTCGTACTACACAATGCAGATGCTGCTAATTTAACTGTGGCATCAGGTGGTGGAGTAACTGCACCAGGAGTTGGTTCAGTTGTGTTCTTGAGTGAGGAAGAAAGACAAAATAGTATAACAGTAATTGCTACATCTGTTAATATTGTATCAAGAAGTACTTCCTCTCAGATTACAACTCAGATAACCATCGCTGGTAATGAGACAGGTGCTTCTCAAACTATAACAGCAACAGTCAATCCAGCGGCTGGTGGTTTATCTTAGGAGGTATAAATGCCAATTTTTTATAGATTCGATTCAGAAAATGACGTAGTATCAAATTTTAAGACTACAGTATCGAGTGGGATATTTAGTGGTGGAGTAGGAAGTCTTACTTCATTTTTTACTTCGTCAGTCCAAAGTGGTAGTACAGGTGCTTACTACTATGATGTATACAAAACAGACCCAGCTTCTGATTCAGAAGCAGAGATTCAATTCTCTTTAGCTTATGGACACAAAGAAGGAAGTGGTTCGTTAGGGACAAAAGGTGCAGTTGGAAGTCGAGCTTCTGCTACAATATACAGACAAATGAGAAATCTATTATTGGCACCTAACGATGACCAATTTACAATGGCTGGTTCTTTCGATACTGATGATATAGCAGTTATTTCTTTCAACAGAGCAAGGATGAGAGAAAAGGTCGATCCAGGTAATTGGGAACTTCACTTACAAGGTACAAGTAAGATTAAATTAATTGATGATAGTTCAGCACAGGCGGCATCTTTTGGTAATGGTGGTCGTGTCTTTAATGTTGTTAGTGGTTCAATTGATGGTGGTACTACCGTTATTCAGACTGCAGCTGCTAGTGAAGCACGAGGTGGTATTGGATTATTCTATCCTGATTTAGGGATTGTGGTACTAAGACCAAGTGCACTTAAGACTAAGGCTGGTATATCGTTTAGTACTGGTTCTAATACTATGGGTAATAACGCAGGTGTAGTATTTGATTCATTGACTTCAGGTGCTTATTTTCAGGCAAGAAGAGAAGAAAATATATCATCAACTCATTACTTCGTAAGGGCAGGAAATAAACAATTTAACTTTTCAACTAACCCAACTTTCTTTACTGCTTCTGATGGTTCTTTTGTACAACCAACATACTTTAAAGACCCTAAAACATTTATTACTACTGTAGGATTATACAATGATAATAATGAATTGTTGGCTGTTGCTAAGTTAAGTAAACCATTACTCAAAACATTCTCAAGAGAAGCTATCATAAAAGTCAAATTAGATTTTTAGGGGGTCATAATGTTCGGGACAATTGACCCAAGAGACAAACAGATAAGACCTTTCAGAGTCCACAAGAAATTCACCTTTACAAATTTCTCTACTGGTAGTGGAGTATATCCAATACGAGGTATTGCTGCAGGTAGACACAATTTTCTTAGTTCATCAGCAGCTAGTCAGAGTTTTGGAACATTCAATCAACTATCTGCAAGTGCTGGTAGTTATGAAAAAGCGTATAGTCTTGGTTCTTTTTATAGTGTACCAACTTACTATATGGTTAAACATCTATACTATCAGGCAACAGGTTCCACTGGTCAGATAAATCAGTATCATTCATTCGGTGGAAACCAATCACAAAAAGAAAGAAAAATAGATTCACCTTATGTTGGTGATAGACAAAAACTTCATGGACAAGTTAACGTATTAAGTATACCGAGAGCATATTATGGTGAACAGATACAACCTAAGTCAATTCAAATATCAGACTTTAGTGGTACTGGAACATTTGATATAAGAGACGATGGTTATGGTAATTTATATGACTTTGCTAATTCATCATCTTATGCAGCTGGTACAACTGGTTCGGTTGGTAATGTCTTTTATTCACATGGAGTCTTGACAATAACGGATACTGGTTCATATAAAGACGTATTCATGACAAGTGGTTCTGATGGATTCTCTATAGATTTAAAAAGTACTCAGACAATTTATGAGTATGAATATACAGTAACTGCACCACAAAACACATTTAATTCTACAACAAACATAAGTGCAACTCTTGACCGAAGTGGTAGTAAAACAGTACCGAGTTCTGTACCACAACCAAGTATGTCAATATATTTCCCACCAAGTGATAACCCAAATGGTGGACTAAACTCTACAGGTTCTTATGCTAGTCAATATACGGCAACAGAACATTATGAGAATTTTGTTACACACTCAGAGTTTGCACCTTATGTAACTACAATTGGATTGTACAATGACAATAATGATTTACTTGCAGTAGGTAAACTTGCACATCCAATTAAAAACGATCCTGAACTTGCAATAAGTTTTGTTATAAGGTTTGATGTATAACTAAAAATAATCCTTTTAGATATTTATAATTGGTAAACTAAATCACAAATTTGGAGAAATACAATGCCTTTAACCGTAGGAGCTATATCAGAGTCAATGTCAGCTGAAGAAGTTGTTAACATATTAACTGGTTCATATAGTCAAGAAGACCATATAGACCACAGTTTATTATGGTTAGCGACAAACTACATTGGTGGGACATCAGACCAACCATATGCTTGGTGGCCTAATCCACATCATCACAACTCAGGAAGTGAAGCAGCTGCACAAATTACTTCAAGTCTTTGGACATGGGTATCCTCATCAGGATGTCCTATGAGTTCATCAGCACAGATGATAGATTTCATAAAAGACCATGGAGTACTTGGACAATGGGAATGGGTATCAGGAAGTGATACTTATGATAGTAATTTTGACGTACTATATTAATAAATAATGATTAAATTAAAAGAACTCTTTGAGACAGAGGCAGCATATTCTGGTTCCTCTTTTCATTTTTTAGAACCAACTAAAATACCACCATCCAAGAAAGATGTGTTGAAGGGTGGAGAAGAAGAGGAACAAGAAGAGCTAGAAGAAAAAAAGGATAAAATCCAAGTTCAAGGACTTGGTGTCTACACACCTAAAGTGCTCAAGGATAAGGTTACACGAATGTCTATAGATTTAGCAAAGGTTGCTAAACGAGGTGATTGGAATAAGTCATCAAGAAATTCCATAAGAGCATTAGGAGAAATGTGGGGAGCCTTAAGTGAGTACGAACGAGAAAAATAAATGGGACGGAGTCGAAAGACGAAATAAAAAACCAAAACCAATACCAACAGGACCTGATTTATATTTAGGTGGAGATGGATTACCAGATTGGATGCAGTTTACAATTACACTTGGTATGTTTGGTGTATTGTGGTGGGTCTTATATTTATTGTTTCACCCTACCTTAGAATTAGACGACACACATAGAGATTTGTTAAATATCATATTGGGTACGTTTATTGCTACGTTTGGTAAAACTATAGATTTTTGGTTTAGACACTCTAAGAAAAAGAAAGATTAGGAGAGAAGAATGTTGAAAAAGATTATAGGATTATTTTTTACAATGTCCTTAGTCATAGGTCAAGGGGGAATAGTAGACTTTTTTAAGTACTCAACCGCGTACGCTAGTTTTAGTTTGAATGCACCACGACATCAAGACGATAGATTTGCTATTGTTGGTGGGTTATCTACAGGTATCCTCGAAGTAAAAAGAACAGAAAGAGAATTGGAACCTGATTTTCAAACTTCTTTTGGTCTACGTAAAATAGGTCGTTTTAATTACGAACCAAAACGTGGTGTTAAAAACGCAGGTAATGGTGGAACTTGGTATGATGGTTCAGAACAAAATGCTAATGAGAGTTCATCATTTGGCCCAATCAAAGGTTGGGAATATTTAATTAAATTCTCAGAGGGTAGACAATGGGGTAATGATTATAAAAACCAAGAGTATTGGTTGAGATACATTGGTGATTGGATAATGGTAAAAGGTGGTTGGACTGAATTAGGATTAGAAGATATTGCATATGGTCAAGCAGATTTAAGATTACATTGGACTCCAGAAGTTCTCAATGATAAATTACATCTTAGTATTGGAGTAAAACACAGACAACATCCTGTATATGGATTTGATGCTATGATATTAGATACAACTTGGTATAAAGGACAATGGTGGGATTTTGCAGAAGATGCATTTGGTATCGATGATAACGCTTGGTTTACTGAAGAATACTACAATGATGGTAATGGTAATCTTGACCAAGATATTCAACTATATGAAATAGACCCTAACACAGGTGAACTTAGAGAGATTGAGGGTGGAGGCCCATTTTGGAATGACGATGGTAGGTTTGTTGGTGTTGATTGGTTGTGGAGAGATGCTAATGGTAAGATATTTGCATACACCGATAGGGAATATTTTCTGTATCATTTTCCTCGTATGTTAGAGGGATATATGGGAAGACTTAAAAAAGATTTAGGATATCAAAGTGAAACATCAATTGTATTAGGTTTAGATTGGTATCACTATGATGAAGCTTGGTGGATACATGCTTGGGGTAATTGGTTACCTTATCATTATGGACATAGTAAATATGCATACCACAATGCTGCTCATTATCAAACACATTTAGAAGAAAAAAAACCACCACATAAATTTGAGTTCCATGACCCTATGTGGCATTCTTGGAATGATTATGACTTTGGTGCTATCTTTGGTGTAAAGATTAAAGATAATTTAGGGGTTTTCACAGAGGGACGTTATTTAAATTATTGGGAACGTCCAGCTTATGATATTAAGTTTGGTTTGAATTACCAGTTTATGGGATTCTAAATAGGAGAATACAATGTGTAATTGCTGTGATTGCTGTGATTGTGGATGTGGATGTAAATCATGATTTTACAAATATTATTTTGTTTATTGATAATTATTTATTGGTTTAGTGAGGGTGTAACTGAGGGTTGGACTTGGTCTACTAAAAAAAGAAAAGAGACTAACAAACTTATACATCCGAACAACCATAGTAATGGTATTATGGATTATCATGGTTGGAGAATATTTGAGAACGTAGGTATATGGGGTGCAGTAATTGTTGCATTTCTATTAGATTGTTCTTTTGAGAAGTTCTTTTGGTTAGGTGTTGGTAGTTGGTTTATAGGAACATTTTCTTATGAAGCAGCTCTTAATTATGTTAACAAAGGAACTATTTATAAACCAGTAGATTACAAGTGGCATATCTTTGGATATGACATACCTTGGTGGGGTGGTAAAAGAATTTATGTTTTACCAGCCGTTGGACTATTAATTTTATTATATGGAGTATTAATATAATGAGAAAGTTGATATTATTGTTTTCAGTACTATTTTTATTTAGTTGTGAAGACACACGCGTAGAATCGTTGGAACCATCTATGCAAATGTGGGTAAATGGTGACCCTATAGACCCGTTTGATTATTATGGTCAGGTAAATATTTACGGTGAAAAATCAGTTGGTGAAGATGGTAAAATAAAAAAATTACTTGTAATGCACTTCCAAAGAGAAATTGGTAGAGTATTACCTGAATTAGAACATTATGCTACAATATGGTACGATGAAGATGGTGAGGACAATGATGACTTGATAGATGCAGGATTATATTTAAATTATGGCCCTACAGATACATTAGCACATACAAGAAATAAAACGATAAACTTAGAAATCATAGGTAGTTTTGATTATACGGACTTCGGACAATCAGAAATAACAGAGGTCAAGGATAACAAAGTATCAGGTATGGTAAATGGTCAATTCTATAATCCATATAGAGATGAATTACAGATAGCATTATTAATTTTTGATAACATTGAAATTGGAACAGATCCAGATGCAACATTTTATCAAGGGGATAATTAGTGAATGGGGATATTAAATTAGGTCAATTACTTTGTGATGAAGATATTATCACTAAGAGACAATTGAACAAGGCTCTACAGAATCAAGTCAAAGGTGACAAACGTGCCTTAGGTGAGATTCTTGTTGACTTGAACTATTGTAGCCTTGATGATATCACTAATGCAATGATGGCACAAAGTGACCGTGCAGAAACTAAGCCACAACCAAAACCTCAACCTAAATCAAATGGTAAAAAGAAACCAGTTGAATTAAGTGAGGATAAAATTTTAGATACTAAATTTACATTATCAGTTCAAACAATGGTTGGAGCTGGAATGGGACTAGCTTCTTTGATTGGAATGTGGTATACTTTACAAGGTGAAATTGAAGAGGCAAAACAATTACCAAGTTTAGAAAGTTTGTATCAAGCGGAATATCCATCGAGACCAGAGGGTTATAATTGGCCAAGGTCTTATGAACAATATAAAGACCAAGTAGGTTCGTTACAAGATGACATGGATGAGACACTTGACAAGTTGGAAGAATATAAAGAATTAATAGACGAGTTGAGGCAAGACATAAAAGACCTCGAAAGAAGAAAAAGAGACAAGTAGGAGATTATAATGAAATACTTGATAGCCTTATTACTTTTCCTATCAACGACCATAGCTCAAGTTACGGATAAAAATTTTAAAGACAAAGTTGCAAAGGGTGTTGTTGTTATAAAGTTTACATCTAAGTGGCAAGAAAAACCTTTACCAAAGGATTTATTAAAAGGTATAAAGGGATATCAGAAGGCGGTAATTATCGAGGTGGCTAAAGAGAGTGCACCAAAGGTAGTTAAAAAACTAAGAATACGAAACTATCCATCATTAGCTATGTTCCATAATGGTTCAAAGAAAAAAGTTTGGAAATCAGACATGGATGGTATTATTGACGTTAAGAATAAAGATATTAAAAAGGCAATAGATGGACTGATGGCAGGTGACGTTTTTTAGGATTCCAAATGAATATTGCAACGATTGCTGGTCACTTAGCGTTTGGTTTAATAGCTTTTTCTTTTCTTGTAAAAGACATCTTATGGTTGAGAGTCGTTAGTGTATTAGCAAGTTTGTTTTCCATATTTTATAATTACCTAATTCCAATTGAACCAATGTGGTTGGCAATCAATTGGAATTTTGTTTTTATAGTGGTAAATCTTTATCACATAGCAGTAATTATATATGAAAAAAGACCTGTAAAAATGGATGACAAAAATACAGAGTTGTATCAAACTTTGTTTAAAGAAATGACTCCTGTTGAGTATTTAAAAATTAGTAGAGCTGCTCAATGGGAAACAATAAAACCAGGTCAAAGAATTATAACACAAGGTATGCCAGTACCAGATTTGTATTTGGTATACAATGGAACTGTGGATGTAGCTGTAGATAATAAGTGGGTGGCAGAATTAAAAGACGGAGAGTTTGTAGGTGAGATGTCATTTTTGACGGAGAAGGTAGCTACAGCAACTTGTATTGTTAAATACGAGTCACAATGTTTAGTTTGGAAACAAGAAGAATTTAAAGAACTATTAAAAAGAAACCCATCACTATACTTTACTATACAATCTGTTTTAAGTACACAAGTATCAGATAAGTTAGTAAATACAAGTAAGTGATATTTATTAGAGAAGAGGATTAATGCCCAATAAGAAAGCAAAAGACAGAAAAAGAAAACGACTTCAACTTAACAAAAAGTGGAAGGCTGAGGGTAGAACTTCAGCTCAACACAAAAAGTGGTTGGAGAAAAATAAAGACAAGAATACTAATAAACCTTTTGGAAGATATTCATGATTAAGTTAAAAGATTTACTGATAGAATCCAGAATCGTAACTCCAAGTGAGTTTATGAGAGAAATAAAACGTGCAGAAAAGGCAACTGGTAAGAAATTTAAAATACCATCAAGTACACAAAAACTTTGTTTAGAGGCTATGAAGCATGGATTTCATAAAATAGATTATCAAGGTAAAGTAGGTAAAGCAAGAAAACCAAAAGAATTAATGTATCAAGCATATGCATTTGTACAAGGATGGGGACATTCTAAGTATAAAAATAAGTGGGATTGGAGAGATGATAGAAGTCAACCAGTTTTACAAAACATTCAGAACTCAAGTATTTTTACAAGTTTGTTTGATTATGATTATTTACAATACCATGTAACTACGGATTTACAAGCATCACAGGTGGTTGGAAATTTATACAAAGGTCAAAAAAATGTAGAACCAGCATACTATTTAGTAAAAGATTATTTAAATAGTTTTGGTGCTCGTGGTAAAAGTCAAAGAGACGAAGATATATTGATTAATAAAGTAGATTGGTGGTTAAAGAAAAATAAGGTGAAAACATTATAATGGCTGGAGATTGTTACTCAGCAAATGGTAGATGGATGATTGGTAAAGATGATTCTTATCGATTAGTTCATGGTGTCGCAATCTTAGCAAGAGATGGTAAACCTTTTGGACATTGTTGGATTGAAAAGGGTAATCAAGTATTAGATTATAGTAATGGTAAAACTATAAAAGCAAGTAAAAAGAAGTATTATGAGTTAGGTGGAATACCAGTGAAACCTTATAAACTCTATAAATATACTTCAACAGAAATGGCTATAAAAATGATTAAATCAGAACATTGGGGGCCGTGGGATTTAAAACCACCGAGATAAATTATGAATGAA